AGGCTACACCAAGCCAAAAGACTCAATTAAACTTGACGACCCCAGACCAGACCTTTCTGCTTATCGGAAGGTTGAGGCTAAGGTTGATAATGATATGATGGCAGAATTTGTACTCCAAGCGAACAACGAAATATCCAAGCGAACTGGTCTCTGCACGTACATCATCGAGACGACTTCCGTCAAACACTACAAGAGTGATGATAAAGAGCTTTACGAGTGTATGTTTATGACGGTGAAAAAGGGTGGGTTTTCATACGGATTCTCTGTAGTGGCTTCCTATGAAGTTGAAAATGGTAAGACTCGTATCATTTCTCTTAGGACACAACCCCTCGGTGTTGATGTCCCACAAGATATCACCCCCTTTGTAGAAGGTTCGGGAGGTAAAGAGTTTGTCAAGTATGATCTGGTAAAGAAGGGTTCCATGCCAACTGAAAGTGAGTTACAAGCCGCAAAAAATAAGTTACAGTAATTGTAATGTTAAGCATCAATGATGTTGTCAAAATCGATGACAAGCGTAAACAGATCCGTAAAGATATTTACAGGAAAATATATGAACAGTTCTCGTCTAAGATTAAACAAGCGGTAGAAATGGGGCATAAGCAGTTGTTTCTGACAATACCACCATTTCTCATCGGTTATCCTGCGTTCGATCGTTCAGCTGCAGCGAGGTATGTAGCGAGACAGTTCACTTTAGGGGGGTTTACTGTACAACTCATGAGTGACTGTGTTATATATATCACATGGGTGAAGGCTAAAAAGAAGAAGGAGAAGGTTAAGCGGGAGGAGGATGAGGGGGACTTCCCGAATCTCATGAATCTCAAGAAGATTGCGAATAAATACAGGAAAAGTGCGTAGTAAGAGATGATTTTAAAAACCCCCTTAATCATAAATGGATAATTTGAGTATAATGGTCGAGGCGAAAAAGGAGTACCTTGGACAGCTCTGCCTTATTATGTGTCCAGCTATGATTGAAGTTTTTCAAGAAATGTACAACGAATCTATCAAAACCTCCAAGGGGAAGCAGGTTCTCATCATGTTTCAGAAATTATTGAAGGAAGTTCCCAATTGGTCAAATGCTATGTCTAAGAGGCATAGTGACAACATCACGAGTCGGTGTGCTTGGTTCGGGGATCTTCTCGCCGCAGTATTTGTCGCTTGTACAAAGATTCTCTCTGCAGTCCGCCTCAAGGCTGATAACAAGAAGATTTCCCTCAAACTTCCAACTGAAGAGGTGTTCATTCAAACATGTTATAACAACATCGCGAAAGATTTGTACAAAGATCCTTACATCTTCCATGAGGAGCAAAGCGAGTACCTCCGCGATGAAAAGTTGACTGTGCGTTTTTGTCTATCCATTGAGACTACTGTGAAAGAGTTGATCCCCATTCAACAGATTCTCCAGACCTATATGTCTCAAGATAGTCGCGATATTTCTCTAGATGGGGAGATTCAGGATGGTGTTGACCCCGATGTTTACGATGGTGAGCCTGAGCCCATCCCCATGGAGGAACCTGAACCTGAGCTCGAGCCCGAGTCCATGCCCATGGAGGAGCCTGAGCCCCAGTCTATGCCCATGGAGGAGCCTACTCCAACTGGTCTAGAGAATGAGTTTAAAACGGTTCCAGGTGTACAAGATCCTGAACCACAAGAAACTGTGCAACCGCAACCCCAGGAAGATGATGATGTGTTTTTTGGGGATGCACCAGAACAGCGTACAAAAAAAGTTGGTTATAATTAAATGGAACTCTCCGATTACTTGCGCGATCCGATGAGTGCCGCCCTTATCGCGGGTGGTATTACAGCGGGTTATATTCATCTCAAAGCGTACCTCAATAACGAGGGTAAGCTCGAACTCAACAAGTACACGAAACCAGCGGCTCTGAACACAATCCTAGTCTTTTTCATCGTCTCAGGTGGTTTAGGTAAAAAGGAGTCTATTTCTACCGAGCCTTTCTAAACTTAAAGATTACACTGATATAATAAGAAAATGGCATCCGTTACTGCGTTTAACGATATGATGGGTCAATTTCTTGTGGAATTGCACAAGACTTTTCCAGAGGAAAAAGGCATTAAGAAGATGATGACTTCATTCGATTTACTGAAGTCTACAAACCCACGCCTCGTCGTGGATGCTTTCATGAATGGTGTTACCCCTTACGCCGATAGGATTTCGGCGAAGGATGAATCTTTTTTACTCAAGGAAATTGATACAATTGACTTTCTCAAGGATCTCAACATCAAGTCGTATTGGGTTAAGATGAGTGAGAGTACTAAGGGTGCTACCTGGCAGTACCTCCAGACACTGTACATGCTCGGTACCACCATTACTTCGATTCCTGATGATACACTCAAGATGATCGAAGGTATTGCTAAGCAGTGTGCTGAAAAGATGGAGACTGAGGGAGGTGAACTTGACCAGGATGCCATCATGAAGATGATGGGTAGCATGCTAGGTGGTCTACCCAAAAAATAAACCTCCATATATATTAAATGAAAGCTTGGTTCAATGATCCTCAGCAGCTCATCAGGGCTGACCAGGTTACTCAATTCTGGCCAACCTCTGAGCAGACCCCAGAAGATAGGGTAAATGCGGCTTCCCGTTTTATTATCTACGTCAGTTGCATTCTTTATCTGACCCGTCGTGATCCACGCATTTTTGTGTTGGGTGCCACGGTGATAGCTGTTATTTTCGTATTATACAAATCCAAAATGGTGAAGGAAACCTATGGAATCGGTGTCAATCGTGGTAAATGTCAGATGCCCACTGAGGACAACCCCATGGGTAATGTTATGATTACGGACTTCACTGATGCCCCCAATCGACTTGAGGCGTGCTATTATCCTAGTGTAAAACCTTTTGTGAACAGTTACATCAGTGATCGTATCCCATTTGATTCTGGGCGGTCTCGTACACCGATGCCCAAGTATCTTCGAAATGCTGCCGAGCGTCAATTCGTTTCGAACCCAGTCACAACAATCCCAGGAGATCAGACAGAGTTTGCTGAGTGGCTCTATGGCGCCAAAAATGGTCCAATGTGTAAGAGTGGCAATGGACAATGTGATCCCAACGCCCGTGGTGTCCAACTTGAGGCTTTTTCTGGTCTCGGCGCCAATGGAGACAAGCGGTCGGGAATGTTTGGTAGATAGATTAATATTCTTATGTAATAATAAATGGCGTATCAGCTCCAACCTGGTCTTTCCATCGTTCAAAACAAAGGTGCTCTCCCCCAAGTGAATGCGACTGATGAGATCTTTGTGTATCCTCAGCCCAGTACTCTCAACTGTGGTGGGTGCCGCCCCAACACCATGCTATACGGGACTGCTCCCTACATGGCTGGTAAGGGTTCCCCAGCACAGTACATCGAGACGAGTGATGAGCTCCGTCCCCAATCCACTTCCCGTTTCAACAAGAATATCGTCCAAACCTATGAACGAAATTTGTTCCCATTGTCCAACATGGAGTGTAAGACTCCACTTCGTACACTTCGATATGAACCCGCGAGCACTCGCGCCGAACTCCAGAATGGTCTGTTTCAGAAAAGGTATATTAATAAAAATGTTAATAAGAAGTAAGAATGGCTGATCCTATATCGCTCATGGCCGTCGCCGGTCTCGTGTACGCTGGTCGCAATTTAAGTACCAAATCAACTCCACCTAAAATTGATAACACCGTACCCGTCATAAAAAAACCTGAAATAGTAGAAACCAATAATTTCCAGCCTAGGTATGAGGAACCTCGTAAGGTGGAGATGGAGAGTTTCGCTGATATTTCTAGGCAACAGAGGTCTGGTGGTCAAGAAGTCTTGAACATGCGAAACCGTATGTATGATACTGGTCGTATGAACAATCTTTCCCCCGTAGAGAAGCAACTTGTTGGCCCAGGTCTAGGTGTCGGTGCGAATACTCCAGCTGTCGGTGGTTACCAGCAGATGTTCAGAGTCAATCCTGTAAATGTCGGTGCTTACAGACTGACCACTCTCCCAGGGCGAGCTGGTCCCGCAGCGGATGTCACTGGCGGTCGCTCGGCGGTTGTTGGTGAACTCACTCACAACAAACCTGATACAACAGCCTATCTCCCCTCTAGACTCCCCGCCATGCCTGGTCGTGCACAAGGTATGTCTGGTGTTGTACCTCGCACAGAGCATGAGAAGACTAAGCGTACCACTAACCGTTCTGAAACTGGTCTCCGTGAAGATGGTCTCGGTTTCAATGGTGCTAAACGATTTATCTCAGCCCAAACGATGCCCCAAGATCCCACTCGTTTCAAGAGTGATCGTAACGATGAGCAGTACACCTACGGCAACCGCCCAGCTCCAGGCATTCACAGCCATCATGGTGGGTATACGAGTAGTGCCGCTTCTAAGGTGGTTGCGAAGACGAACGAAGAGCTCATGAAGTATGGTTTCCGCCCCGAGGATCGTCGTGGTAAGCCCAACCGCATGGGTAACGCGGGTCGTATGAACGTTCGCGAGAGTGCCCTCAAACAGGGTGGTCGTCTCACCACAGTTCGTAGTGACACAACTCGCATCGATGGTCGCATTGCCCCCGCGAATGGTGGCTGGAGTCAGAACTACAAACAGAAACCTTTCCACCAATTCAATGCCTACAAGGGTAACGAGAACCCCAATACCCGTCATCTTGATGTGGCGAAGAAGCAACTCCAGAACAACCCACTGGCGCACAGCCTCTCTCATTAAAAAGTATAGTTTTGTAATTAGACAAAAACAATCATTAAAATAGTATCCCTCTATTTTAATGAAGGTCCATAACCTCAGCATAGATAGTAGTCAGCGTGGAATCAATGTGATTGCTTCAAACACATATTACGATGAAAGTAATACATACATTATTGACGCCTATTCGAATACATACTCGAACCCGAATAACTATGTCATCACCCTAGAGAATCCAATCTATGACGTTTCAGAAATTAAACTCGTATCCGCCCGCATTCCTACTCCACAACTCACATTATGTACAACAAATAACACATTCAGTGTTGATGGTCAGACTGTGTCACTCACGAATGCGGATTATCCCACTGGTGGTGATTTAGCCACACATCTCGAAGCTGAACTCGCTCCCCCAGTATCCAATGTGAGTGAAGTCAGTTTTGACACAGATACCAAGAGACTTACATTTTCCAATGTTGGTACAGGAAATACATTTACTTTTGAATTTTACACTGGGACAAATGGATATCTCGAGGAATCCTCGACAGTGACTTCACCTCACCAGGTACTTGGATTTGGTTCAACTGATTACAACTCTACGAGTAATGTATTGACTTCTGGTGCTATTAATCTCGTTGGACCAAATACTCTTGTTCTAAAACTCACAGCTGGATCTGACGAATTTACACAAAGTGTATACACATCTACACCATTTTATACAGGTCACATTCTCTTAGATGGCTCTGACTTTATAAACTTTAATGGAATGGATGATGTGTTTACACACAACTTTCACACAGGACCACAGAAGTATATCAAACATATTCAAGTGGAGTTTTTCTACATGAGTCATGGGAGACTCATTCCATATGACTTTATGAATCAAGATCATATCTTAAAATTTGAAATTACATGTTCTACTGATAAACTAAAGAATCTACCAAAAGTTCCAGTGGAAGAGAAAGAAAAGGAAGAGGAAACAACTATAAGCATCTCTGAAAAGGAGGATCCTTATAAGTGGAAAATCTACATCGGTATTGTTGTAGTATTCGGATTCATATTAATAGCGCTTATGTCCAGTAAATCTAAAAGATCTTACCGGGTAACCGCGTAGACGGGTTGAGCGGGTTTGGAAACGCGGGTGGACACACCTGAGACAACCATATAGACCGCGATGGAGAGGAGTGTGGTTAGGATCGCAGTCAGAGCGTACTGGGTACCACCATTTTTGGGCACCTTCACGATTTGGCTGATGACCCATCGGACGAGGTCCATCCAGGACATGGCAGCGGCGAAAGAGAAACCCGCGACGATCGCGTTGAGCGACTGGGTCTCGAGCTCCTGGGTGACAAGGGTAACGGTCTTGGCGGCAGATTCCATTATGAGTGTTATATGTTACACTGGGAAAATAATTATTCAAATGAAAGTTTTTCCCTTTCGACCTTCTTTTTAAACTTCTTCTTTTTTAGCGTTTTCATTTTCGAAAAGAGTTGTTCATCATCTGATGAATCGTCACTAGAGCTTACGTGGGATTCGAATTTTTTAAACGTATCGTCAGAAAATGACCAAGCCTCAGGCTCCCATGTGCTCATTACTATTAACAGCATTTTTTAACAACTCTTCTGTCGGGTTTTGGGGAATCCAAGAATCCCACTGGTCATATGCATCGTTCATCTGGAGATATGTTGGGTCGTTTCCTGAATATCTCTCGAATGGGGGGCAGTCTTCTGGTGATACTACTTCAATTTCTTCGTCTGAGTCCACTTCATCGTAAATCTCGGGAAACGAAGGACCTATAGTGTTTCCAACAGTATGCATGACACAGTATTTCATCGCATATTCCATATCTTCTGAGAGGAGTGCATCTCTCCCACATGCCTTGGAATATTCGGCTGCGAGTAAAG